TACGATCCGAGTTATTTTGCCACATAAGAAGCGTCTTTTAACACGAATTATACTCGTGTTATAGATATTGCCGATCATGATGATTTTGAAATAACGATTGGGTGGTGTCAAGCTCAACCTTTTAAACAATGTTCTAATTACCTATCCAGTGATTTGCCTTTTAGGACAACAGGTGGTTTTGCACCTGAATATGAGTTCACTAATGGCATGATTCGTATTCAAGTTTTAAACCAATTGGTAGCTCCAGCCGCAGACTCTAATATCTCATTTAACGTGTTTGTGCGAATGGAGGATGACGCCAAATTTGGCATGCCGACCACTGATGGGTTCCAGAACCTATCGGTGTTCACTCCTCTTACCGAAGCTCCAAAAGTTTTTCAATCACAGTCAGGTGAGAATTTAGCAACATCAGCTCCTACAAAACCAGTTGGAGCTGACGCTGTGGGTGCAATTAACGTTAGTGGTTCGGCATCGGATCATTATATGGAAGTGTTCTTTGGTGAAAGCCCAACGTCTATTAGAGAGTTGATTAAGAGATATAGTTTGCATCGTGTTCATAGTACCGGAGCTCCTGACCCCAATTTGAGAACCGATATTGCTGTGACTGCCACAACTAGACCTTATTATAGAGGTTATGATGTTTCTGGCATTGATGCTACACCTGCAGGGGACAAATACAATTACGTTCTTCCAAGCTTTTGGACTCACTTTGCTCCGGCTTATGCTGGATTTCGTGGAGCGTTCCGAAAGAAATTTGTATTTGCAGGCACTCAAAATGTGCCATATCAACCTTTTGTCGCGAATGCGACAACTAATGATGAAGCGTATAGGTTCAGACGAGATTTGAGACAAGTACAACCTAGCGATAGAGCATCTATTGAGAACACGATGGCTCTTAAGCATTCCACTGTTGCCGGTACAGCAACAACCGTTTTAGGCGTTAATGGTGCGATTGAGACAGAATTTCCGTACTATGAAAACGCCCGATTTACGCCTGCTAGACAAGTGAGTTCAAGTGATTCTCGAAGGCGTAAATTCGTCTTGCACATGGGGTTGAATCCAGCGGATATCACAGATCAACGTGATCCTGTTGCAGCAAGCGAATACACCGCTGCTGGAGAAGATATGTCATTTTTCTTCTTCAGCGGCATCCCTGTCACATACAACGTCCCTGATCCTGACGCGACCTAGTCAGCAGGGATGGTTTTTGGTCTCAGCCAGTGACAACATAATTAAATGAGACGAAGGCGGGTCCTTTCATGCGTGAAAGGAGAAATCCTATGAGTGTACCATAGGTTCGGTTTTAGATAATCGAGGCCCC